ATATTCGCCTTCTTCGCTCCAATTTGCCATTTCTTTATCGAATGCAAAGGGCCCTTTAAGAATCCCTGTTCCAAACAATGCCATTTCAAAAGCTACATTACGAAGATGTTTTGATGCACTAGATTCTTCTAGCTGGTCTAATATCTTCTTTTCCATTCGTTTAGCGGCTTTTTGGGCGGGATAAAATGTTTGTGCTGTTTGAGTTAAACCAGCTCCCATATTTAATTTATCTTTTAACGAGTCTAATCCTTCTTCAAAAGGACCAAGTTCCATTTCTCTTTCAAGAGATTCTTTTGTAGCACCGGGAGCTAAAGGTTTACCATCTCCCGCAAAGCCATAAACATTCTTTAATTCTTCCAAGGCATTTTCTGGGTCTTTTGGGTCAAAATGGACAGCTTCTGTTACACCATCTGGTATTCTTGTTGCTTCAACACCAAGAGGAAATCTTTGCCCTGCAAATAAAACATCAATAATTTGACCATATGCAGCCAAAACCTTTGTTTTAGTTATCTTAATAAATACTTTTGAGCGTTCTGTTTCAGTAAATTGCATATCAGTACTATACAGTCCCCTGTATTGCCTGTATGAATTAAGCCATCTTTCTTCGTCGTACCTCCTAGAATCTTCTGCTGAACTAAACTTACTAGTAACATACTCTGCTAGTTCTTCTTTAGGAGACTTTGGTACAAATACCATTGACTCAATATTTTCGTCTTCATCTGCCATGTTTAATATCCAAATACGTTATCTGCAGGTTTCCATTTTTTCATTGATTCTTCTGGGTTATAGTCAAAGATTGATTGAGAACGTGGTCTTGACATTACGCCATATCTTAAAGAATCGTACAAGTGGTCTTCTGCTTTTGTGTCTACGTCCTCCGAGTTAGTTTTATCTAAAGGTATAATTGGTAACTGTGCTATTAAATTAGTACAGTTACTAAATATAACCATTCCTGATTCGTCTGTGTCTTCATTAATTTGTAATCGCCTATGAATTTCATTTTTTCCCGCTACACGACTACCTTTACTTCTATCTGAGGGTCTCCATCTACATCCTGTTGCAATCATCTGTTCTGCTAGGGAAGGACCGGTATCTCCTCTTTTATGCCAACATGAGCTATCTAAAACGCCATAGCTAATTTGACCATCCTCTATTTCCGCTTCCATGACAGCATACGCCAAATCTTTTGCAGTATACTTTGACAAGTAGAGTTCACGGTATACAATAAGTTGCTCGTTGACTGGATTAACAGCAAACCACAAAACTGCACTGTATGAAGAGTAGCCATAATCGCACGCCCTAAATCTACGCCAATTTGCCGGAATTGCATAATTGTCCACCACATGGTATTTCCTATTGAATTCAGCAAACGCTGCACCTTCTGCAACATCCCAACTCCCTTCTAATAACTGTTGTCGCTGTGTCTCCGGTAGAGATAGCAACATGGCTTCATAATCCCCTGCGTTATACAGGTATGGATTATCCAATAATCTTGCTGGTATGAACCTTCTTTGAAAAAGGGGCATTCCAGATTTGCTATGGGCTTTTGGATATCTAAGGGTTTTCCCTGTCGAAATATCCGTTGCCCAAAATGCCTTATTCGGTGCAGAAGGGTCAATAAACATTTTCTTAACCCAACCATGTCCCGGTCCTCCGGGGTTTGTTGTTCCCCGCATGTAGACCGGTAACGAGGAGTCTGCTGTTCTAAGGCGCGACCGTAAATAATCCCAAGCATAAGGTGTCGGATACTGTGTTAATTCATCAAAACCAATATACGTAAATGCCTGACCTTGGTATCGCAGTACGTCTTTTTCCTGCTCTAAGTATGTCATCCATATACGTGCCCCCGAAGGGAATGTCCATTGACTTTTTCTTTCCTGCCATTTAGCACCCGGAAAAGCCCTTGGGTATATTTCTTGAGATTTATGTATAATCTCTCTTAATTCATCATTTGTCCTTCTAAGTATAAGAGCGTTTGTTGCACCATTGCTACAATATCTTAATGGGTCAATGATTAAACTATATGTTTTTCCTCCACCGGCTGCGCCACCATATAGTACTTCTCTTTCTGGTGCAGCTAGAAACTCTGTTTGCGGACCGGGGTTAGCTCTAAATAAAACTTCCTGTTCCGGCTGTTCTTCTGACGAAACAACATCAGGATTAAATGTTATATTGTCATCAGGTTTTTTATCTTGCGTCAGGTCTTTTAGTTGTCGTTGAGTATGCCTCAACTTCATCTTTGCGGACCTTATTTTTTTGCCTTTATTATTCTTAGTCTTAGGCGTTGCCTTCGATTTGAATCGCGGCAGTAAAGCGTTTTTGTTGAGCATCTCTTCTTCTGTCAGCTTTATCTTTCTTCATACGTTTCCATAGTCCCATAGAACTAATTTTTCTACCTGTGTACTCCGTTAACCATCGTGCTACTTCAGAATATGTGGACTGCTTCAAATATTGTTCTGCTTGCTCTAATGCATCAAGCTGTTCATTAATTGGTTCTAAAACATATCTATTTTCTTGGGATTGCTTATATCCCCAAGGAACTGTAGGTCCTTTTAAATTATTGTAGCGGCTCATTCTCTTCCTTTTTTGCAGGTAAAACAAACAAACCAACAGGCTTATTCGTTTCTACATTTATCTTTTCTACCTTAGAAAGACCTACTCTGTCAAGTATTTGTTGCGATGCCATCAATTTTTCTCTAACACCGAGTTCAGTTGGGTCATCTAAAACACCTACCATAGACATTACAGCTTTAGGGGCATTAGCTGCCATTTCAAGTTCTGCACGTTCGATTATCTCCTGACGTACAGATTGTAATATATGATGAGGATTAGTATTTTCAGAGTATCCTGCAAGCCGCATAGCTTTAGCGTGGTTTCCTTTAGCTTCGCCAAATAATGCATTTAAAAATTTTTGTTGTAGTTCTGTTAGTTCTTTACGCACGTCTATTTTTCTTTCCTGCAGTTTTTGTCCTAGCAAAAGAACGGTTACTGCTTTTTGATTTAACGGACAATTTTTTATTATTCATTGGATTGCCGCTTGTATGATGGACATCTTTGCCATCGCCTTTATGTACCACACCCCGTTTCGCCATGATTGCTCTGGCTTGATTACGTGAGCCACGCCTTTTTATCTGATTAGGGCGCTTATGGTAATTATCATATTCTTTTCTATAATTTCTCTTTTTAGTCATTCTACTCTCTAAATTGTTTTTTTATACTTTTAATTACAGTCTTTAAATTAAACGGTTTTTCATTTGGTCTATACGGACACTGATACTCTTTGGGACATTCCCCTGCATCATAAGGTACATACTCTCTATACTGCGTATTATTTGCTCCTAAAAAAACACAAACCCTCTGGTTATTACCTAGTATCTGACTTGCCAATCTACAAGTGGTCATCTTCTGAGTAGTAGAATCGTTTTCTTGACCCCTAGCTTCCTGAGCACCAATAAACAAGTAAATACATATAAATAGAAAGAGAATAGCTAAGTTGAAAGACTTATTATCCATACCATCCAGCCTATGGCACTTATACCAACTAAACATGCAATACCAATAATAGTATAATCTCGTATGTGTTTATTCCTTTCTTGCCGGGCATATATTGCTTCCTGACGAGCCTTTCTAATTCTACCTTCTTCTTTTATTAGGTCGTCCCATGCCGTAATGCCATAATGCCCTACTAAAAAATTCCTAAGTTCTTCTCGTTGTTTTGCTAACTTTTTTTTGGCTGAAAAACTTTCCATGGCTACTTGTTCGATTGAGCCATTAAATAATTTATCTAATGCAGAGGGACTGTTGGCGTTTTTATGTACGTTGTCAACGTCACTTACTGCACTCATCCAGCGACCAAGTTCGCCAGATAAATCTTCTATTTCTTTCCCTAGCATTATGGCTTTTTTTATGCCATTGTAGGCAGCTGTTGCTCCTGAAACTGCAGCTGAAAGAGTAATCGGGTCTAACATGTTATTATTTGTCTTTCGGTAAACAAACTGCAACTACTTTATGCTTAGTTCTGCCATCGTTGCTTGGTATAAGCGGTTGGTTATTAATCCTTTCTGCAAAGTATCTACATCTGTCGATATCTGCAAATGTTTGTGTTTTATTTTGAACTGCTGAGCCTAAATAGACAAACAGTACAAACTCAATCACCTTTTACGGGTGCTGCCACCTTTCGACATACGTTTCTTACCATACATCATTCCCCCACCCATCATTTTTTTTCTTGCGGCTGCTGCAGCTTTTTTCCCTGCAGCCGTATAGGGAAAATGTTTATTACCTACTTTTGGCATGCTTTTCCCCCTCTAGCCATTCAAAAAATCCAAGCCCCCTTTTTTTAGGAACTCCTAACCATTCAAAAAATGGTTTTGATTTTTTAGTTTTTGTAGATTTCGCTACATTAATTTCCTGTAAATCATTTTTTTCTAGAGCCATAAAACATTCCGCCTTTCCTGAAATCTTTATGCACAACTTTCTTAGTGGTGCTTTTTTTAGCTTTCTTTTTAGCTTTCTTTTTAGCTTTCTTTTTAGATAACTTTATTTTACCGCGTTTGCTTCTTAAATCATTATCTGCTTGAGCACTTAATAAATACTCCTGCAAACTCATATAGTCATCTCTGCCTAAATCAAAATAGTTCTCTCTTTTAAGTTGTTCAATATCAATTTCAATTACTTCATCATCAGCCATTAGCCTCTTCCTTTCACTCTGCCGCCTTCTTTGGCTCTGACATTTGCACTAAAAACATCTTTAGTTCTAGGAACATTTGTTGGTAAATCCATAATAGCTTTAAAGGCGTTAGCTTGCCTAGCAGCTTCTTTAACTAAATCTGTGTTTGATTTGCGCGGGTCTTTTTTCATCATTTTTAACCCCAATGCTCAATCTTTGTCAGAAATACGTGGATTAGCTTTTAGCATTTCTTTTACTTTTTCTCTATCTCTATCTGATAATCGGGCATCTGCACGCGCTTTTGTTGCTCTTTTCATCACTGCCGCATGCGCCTTGTCTTTTTGGTCCTTCTTCGCTTCTTTTCGTCGTTGTATATCTTTTTGTGCAATTCCTACTATAGCTCTATTTGGTCTCATGATAACCCTACGCCTTTCATTCTGTTAATAAGCCGGTCCGCACGATTCGTTACCTGCTTGTACCATCTGGAATCCTGCATCTGATTTCCAGCTTCAATCCAATTGCCGTCTTTAACAGCCTGAATCATCTTTTTAAATTTACAAAAACGAGGATACCCCAGATTAAACATCATATTTGCCATAATCAATCTAACTTCTTCAGGTAAAGCATCCCAATCATCATATACTTTCTTACAGTCGTTCATTGTCATCTGAATATCCTGTTCAAACCATTCCTCAACTCTTTCTTTACTTACCGCTGTTCCTATCGGTTTATCATATTCAGCATCTTTACCTGTCAGCAAATGCCCGATTCCTGCAGTAGGTAATCCAAGATGGTCTAAATATGTTTCATATTTGCAGCCTTCGTCTGTCTTTAACTCTTCGCAGAGCCGCTCAGTAAAAAATTCCATTAATGTTTCCTCTTTATTTCATCATTCTGTTTCAATACAGTGTAATACGCATTCGTTAGATTCTTTAAGTCTTCCTGTAATAAATGAATCACTTCTTTTGCTGCAAGCAGTTCTCGTCTTAAAGTTTCTTCAAATGTATCTTCATGGTTTTGCCAACCGTTTGCTTTTATCATTTTCTTCCACTAATTGCACTGAAACCAAAATAAGCTCCAACTAATCCGCACATACTAATATACTGCGTCATAAGAATAGATTCTGCGCCACTTAACCTACCGGGAGCTACAAGGGTCGCTATTGTTGTTATGCCCATCAATATGATTAATACCCATGCCATTCTACGTTTATTAACTTGATACGCAACTTTATCCGGTATCAAATCATTATCCCCACAGGTGCACTTATCGCCACAAAGTTCGCAACCCATACTATTCCTATTTTTTTCCTCTATTTATTCCAAGACGTTTATTTTTTTCTTTTTGTTTCTTTACTTTGCTTTTATGCCATAATGACAGTGGACCGCCTACGCCTGCACTTCCAACGCCCCCAATCATTTCTGATTTAGATACGCCTTCTCCAGAAGCTTTGTTTACTTGCTTTGCATCTTTCCACATCTCTTTAAATTTTTTAGTAGTAGCACCTATATTTTGCTTAGT